ATGATCTCCCAACTCAAACAAGATCGGGTGTAAAACAAATCAATGACACTGTATCGAGCGACGAGTGTGCGTTTGGCTCGCAGGCATATGTTATCGAGGATGGTTCACGGTATATTTTAACTAAAACTACTGACACTTGGGAAAAGTTGAAGATATCTAGTAGCGAATCATTAGATATTTTAGGCGATGGCGGTATTTTTCTAACAATATCAAATTAGGGAGGTGTACATTTTGGCGGATGCTATTACAACAAAAAACATTACATCGGTTGATGAAGTTCAATCAGTAGATAATACAGATAAAGTATTTGTAAATGACAATGGATCATTTAAACAAATAAGTGTTTCTAATCTTATGAAGCAAGCACCATCTGGTGTTACAGAAGAAACCGATCCCACCGTTTCAGAATGGGCAAAACAGCCTACAAAGCCTTCATACACAGCAGATGAAGTGGGTGCGCTGCCCGTTGGCACAAAAATACCGACCAAGACATCAGATCTTACAAATGATAGTGGATATCTTACGCAAATCCCTGAAGAATATGTAACTGAAACAGAGCTTGGTCAAAAAGGATACGTAATTGAAGATGATATCCCAGAAAAACTTCCTAGTCCTGGAACCCTGACATTTACAGGAGCGGTGAATGATACTTACGATGGAAGTGTAAATAAAACTATTAATATCCCGACTGGTGGTGGCGAAGGTGGTACGAGTGACTACAATGCGTTGTCAAACAAGCCAAAATTAAACGGAGTAGAAGTCGTTGGCAATAAAAGTTCTACAGATTATAAAATTGTTTCATCAGAGCAGGGCATAGAGAATAATGGAAAGTTTCTAGGTGTTGGCGTTGATGGGAACGTCACACCGGTAGATAAACCAACATATACGGCTGATGAAGTCGGAGCAAGACCGGATACATGGACACCATCAGCGGAGGATGTTGGTGCTCTTCCAAATGATACAGAAATCCCATCAAAAACTTCAGATTTGGAAAACGATAGTGGATTTATTACAAACAGTGATATACCTGAAAAACTGCCAAATCCTCAGAAAATTATATTCACTGGTGCTGTTTCTGCCGAATATGATGGAAGTTCACAACAGACGATTAATATTCCTACGGATGGGGGTTCTGAACCCTACACTCTTCCCATCATGTCAGATACACAGCTCGGTGGTGGAAAAGCAGTAGCAAAGACGGATGAAGATGTGCCTGTAGCAGTAGACCCATCGACAGGACAATTGTTTGTTCCGACTTATCCGGAAAATACAGGAGGTGGCGGAGGAACCGTGGATCCGGAACAGATCAAGCAGGCCGTGAACGGTTATCTTGAAGAGAATCCGGTGAAGCCGACACCTATTGATAAGACGCTTACGAAGGACAATGAAGCGGCAGATGCAAAAGTCACAGGGAATGCTATTAAAAATAATAGTGAAAAAATAGATTCACTTTCTGAGGATATGGAAAATATCAAAAACGAAGGTGTTTCTGTCAAAGATAAAACTATCACACCGGAAAAAACGACTTTTATCTTAACGGAACAGCAGGAAAATATTGTTACTGAAGTTACCAAATATAGTAATCATCCAGCCGCAGTTGTCGAAAATGGTATTTCTTCCGGAACGACTATATATTACAATATCGCTGGAATTAATAGTCTAAATATTTTCGATTCAGGAACTGGCGGCTGGGTAAGCGCTAATTTTTCCGAATATGGAACAAATAGTCCCTATGAATCTAACGACAGTGGAGCGAAAGGAAAATTTACGGTAACAAAAGATATCCCTAAATGTCTATTTTACGGGAATGCTGTATGGACTTGGGAAAATCCAGTTATTAATACCACAGGCGTATTTTTTGATGGCGCTAAAATAACAGGAATAAGTAATGAATTTCTTGACGCTTTAAAAACTGAATCCAACGAAATTGTAAAATCTGGTCTGGAAAATGAAAGCGGCATAATTACTCCAGAAATGACAGATTTTGTTAATCTTAATTTTATGCCTATTGGGAAACTAGATTATAGTTCCCCACAGATGTTTTATGCAGTCTACCTAGAAAAGGATAAAATATACTACTGCAAGAGTCCTGATCTACTGTTGTATCCAAACAAAAACTGGGTTAGTAATACTCCTACTCCAGCAACACCGACCGGGAATGGCGGTTTTACGATCGGGAACCTAGAAACTGGTACTTATTATGTAAAACTAGATTATATTGCGGATGCAGATGATAGGAAAAACTATGCTGATTCATATTCTAATTGGGTTTATAGCGTACCCATAGGAGATAATTTTGTTGTTAATATTGGCGATTATGATCTGATACCGGAATCAGACCCAGTAAAACGAAAAATAATGGAATTTACCTGCGATCTGGTCGGGAAGACATGGAACGCATTGGGGGATAGTAACACGCAATATCCCGGTGGTTATCAAAAGTGGCAATCCTCAAACGGGCAAAAAGGTTATGTGCAGTATATTGGAGACAAATATTATATGTCAGCAAAAAATAATGGTACTGGTGGCGCTACATGGGGTACGGCAAACTCAGCTAATGCTGTGAACAAGGTGGATAGCCTTGTTTCGGATGGGGTAAAATGGGACATTGTTACTTTTTCTTTTGGGACTAATGCAGATACAAGCATGGGAACGTATGAAAGCACATCAGCCGATAAAACCTCTTTAGCTGGTGCTATGAGATATTGCATAGAAACTATGCAAGCTAATTTTCCACTTACAAAACTAGGAGTGATTTTGCCTACCAGACGATCAGACGGAAATCTCAGTAATGATGTTTTGAAACAGCGTTGTGAATTAATGACTTCTATCGCCCATGATTATGGTGTCCCCGTATGCGATATGTTTAATGAAAGCGGTACTATCACATCATGGTATTCTGACGGATTGCATATTTGTAACCCCGGCAGTTGGAGCATGGACAAACCAGCATGTTATCATTATGAGTCCAAACTTGAAAAGTTTTTATTGAGTTTATAATTTGTGGCGAAAGTGAACTAAACTAAAGGATACTTTAAATCAGCGACATAAAGGAGCCAGAAATCTCGCACCTTGGCTCTTCTATTTTAAATGAACATATTAATCAAAGCGTAAAAGAAGGTGATGATTATTTAATGTCAAATAAAATTAGCATTTTATTTGAAGTGAGGGTGGTACTACTGCCCTCTTTTTATATTGGAATGTAGCTCAGTTTGGGTAGAGTACATGATTTGGGATCATGGGGTACACGTTCAAGTCGTGTTGTTCCAATTTTATAAATTAGTCGAAACGGAGGTGATATCCATCGCAAGACAAGGAAAAATATCAAGAGACGAAAAAATAGAAGAATCGATGAATTCTCCTATCAGACTGGATGTCAATGTAGATATGAGATTTCCTTTATCTAATAATATTACAAAAGATAAAAGATATAAATGTTCTATGTGCGGGAATTCATGGGATACTCAAAAAAATCATTTTTCAAAATCAGCTCATCCAAAATATCAAGCAAACGATGGATATATCGAAATATGCAACGAATGCCGTGATAAATATTATAGACGATTAGTTGACTTCTATTCTGGGAATGAAGAACATGCTATTAGACATATGTGTTTAGAATTTGGATGGATTTATCATATCGATGCTTTAGTTGCATCTCGCCAAATTTCTGCGGATCGCAGTCGCATTTCTCATTATTTAGCAAAGAAAAATTTAGGACAAACAGCACGTATTGGTACTACATATTTTGATAGTATGAAATACGAATATAATGAGAAACAAGGCGAAATTGTTGAATCTAAAGATCAGGCAAAAGCAGAAGGCTCTTCTGTTACGGCTTCTGCTATTGACCGTTGGGGTGTTGGATTTTCTGAATTAGATTATAAAGTTTTAGATGATCATTATCGAATGTTAAAGAAAAATAATCCAAATTGTGATAGCAATCAGGAGATATTTGTTAAATCGTTATGCAATATTAATATGTTGATGACAAGAGCATTGCGAGATGGTGATTCAGATAAATATGTAAAACTTACTGAACAGTATGCAAAAACTTTTAAACAGGCTGGACTCAAAACTGTTGAGGAGAAGGATGCAAGTAATGATGAAGTAGTTGGTGTTACTTTGGCTACGATATCTCAATATACGCCAGAGGAATTTTATAGAGATAAAACTCTATATGACGATTGGGATAAAATAGGGGAATATTTCGAAAGGCATGTTTGTCGTCCTATGAGAAATTTGATGACTGGCACCGACAATAGAGATAAGGAATATTATGTACCAGATGGTGATGATGATGAATAATTCGTATCCAGCAGATAATAATCAGCTTAATCTATATAAAAAATTTCCATCTACTCATTATTTAAGCAATCCAAATAATGTTTTACATATGATTGCATGGTGTACATTTTGGAGAAGAAATATGCACCTATTTATCCGAGATTATTTAAAATTATCCCTTCATATTTATCAGCAATTAACGATTTATCTTATGGGGATTTCTAATTTTATTTGTATTATTGCAAGTCGTAATGATGCAAAGTCGTTTATTATTGCATTATACGCTTGTTGTAGATGTATTCTTTATCCTGGTACCAAGTTCCGAATAGGCAGCGCTACTAAAAAACAAGCTAAACTAATTGTTTCAGAAAAAATCATAGATGAATTACGCGAATGGAGCGCTCCATTACGAAACGAAATAGATGATTGGAGTACTAGCGATAATAATATTTTTGTAAAGTTTAAAAATGGATCTAAAATAACAGTATTTGTTGCTAATGAAAATGCGCGTGGTTTAAGATCTACGGCTATTACTAGAGAGGAATTCAGACAAATTGATAAAAAAATTGAAGATTCGGTTATTTCACCATTCCAAACCGTAAGGAACCAACCGTATATGCTTAATCCATACTATGGAGAGAATAAAATTTTGCAAGAAGATCCAATAGATATCTATATTAGTTCAAGTTGGATGGATAATGGACATTGGATGTGGAGTATTGTAGACCAAGCATTTTATGGTATGCTAAAACATAATGGATCTATTTTACTGACTTTTGATGAAAGTATTACCCTTAAACATCATCTAAAAACACTGAAACAATTAATTAGAGAAAAGAAAAAGCAAGATCCTGTTACATGGAAAATTGAATTTTTAAATCTACGAGTTAAAGATTCTTTGTCTTCTTATTTTACATATTCTATGCTTATGAATAGACAGGTATCGAAACATGTATTTTATCCTCGTCTGTCAATTGATTATAAATATGGAAAGAAAAACAAATATGTAATTCCAAAATTGGATAATGAAATTCGCGTTATTTCAAATGATATTGCTTTTGTTGCTGGTAATCAAAATGACAATTCTGTTTATGCTTGTATTCGAGGGATTCCAGAATCTATTACTTATGAAAATGAAAATCACAGTGTAGAAGTCAAACAAGGTTTTCGTAGAACTTATCCTTACATGGAATCTAATCAATTAGGGGATACAACACTTCAAGCAATACGGATCAGACAATTATATGAGGATTTCGATGCTGATTATATTGTAATCGATGCGCGTAACGGGGGATTGCAAATAGTTTATTCTTTACAAAAAGTATTATATGATGAAGAACGAGGTGTAGAATATATTCCTTTAAAATGCATGAATAATGATGAATATGCTAAATCATGTTCTGATCCGAGCGCAAAGGCATGTATATTTGTAATTAATGCGACTCAAAATTTAAATAGTGATATTGCTATTGCATTTAGAAAAAATCTCACAGAAAATAAAATAGATTTTTTGGTAAATTATAATACTGCAAAAGAAGAAATATTATCGATTAATTCTGACTATATAAATTCAATTGATGATGACAATATAATTAATTTTGAAAGACCTTTTTTGGAAACGCAGGCTATGATTAACGAGTGTGCAGAACTACAGTATGAAAAAATGCCTCAAACTGGAATAATAAAGATTCATGAGCAAGGCAAAAATCGTAAGGATAGATACACTGCTTGTTCGTATGGATCATATTTCTTTGATCAATTAGAACTTGATCTATTGAGCACCTCATCTGACTACGATTATACGACATTAATAAACTAACGAAAGGAGTGGACGAATGCCAGAAGAACAAGTAAAAAGAAAACGTGGGCGCCCACGTAAGAATCCAGTAGCTGAGACGAATTCGCAGTCCTCTCCTGCTATTCAAAACGAATCCAATTCTTCGGAAGCTAATACATCAACTACCTCTTCTACATATAATTCAAATTTTGAATTCAACAGCTATTCTACATTTGGTTCTATATTTGACCCTTTATTTATGTGTGGAATATACGATTATTTCAATAAAAATGAAATACATAGCGTATTAATCAATCCTATTTTAAATCATGAAACAGCGATTCGTCTTTCTGAATTCGTATATACAAAAAATGGTATAGTATCGAATTCTATTGATTATATGACTTCACTACCATGCCTGGATCGAATTGTAATCAGTAAAAATAAGAAAACATCAAAAACTATTCAAGCAAGTAAAGACTTAATGAAGTCTACACTTGATACTATCGATGATAAAAAGTTTATCCGTGATGCGTTATTTACAGAAATGCTTGATGGAATTGCATTTTATTATTTTGATATACGCCAGAAGACTTTTGACCGTAATAAATTTATGACGGATTATGATGTGGAAAATATTGTTGAAATTAATGAAGCGGGAATCAATGCCTCGATTATCACTCTTCCTTGGAGATATACAAAAATTGTAGGCAAAAAGAATAATCGTTATGTTTTGGCATTTAATTTACGATATTTTGATGATTTTACTGGCGATACACTTGAAAGGAAATTAAGAAAGTATCCGAAAGAAATTGTAGATGCTTATCATAAGAGAAAAACTACAGTAACCAATGGAGACTGGGTCGTTCTTGATAATGATAAGACAATGTGTCGAAAAATTAAATGTAAAGATACAGAACCGTGGGGGCGAAGTTTAGTTATTGCTGCTTTAGAAGATGTGTTGTATAAGGATTATTTTACTGATACAAAACGAAATGTTTTGGATGAAATTAATAACAAAGTAATTTATCAAACATTCCCTGAAGGTAAAGATAAGGGTTCTTGCGCTTTAACAAAGAAACAACAGGAAGACCAACACGCCGCAGTAAAACAAGCTGTTATGAATAAGAATAGTCGTGGTGGAATCAGCTTTTTCAGTGTCGCAGCTGGTACAAAAATTGATGATGTAGATGTCTCTACTGATATATTTGATAATAATAATGAATCTGATTTGAATAGTCAGATATCTGTAGACCTGGGTATTTGTGCTTCTTTAATTGGTGCAATGGAAACAGGTAGCTTCGCCGCAGGAACCAATAACTTGGAAATGATTAATGCACAGTTATATACATGGGTGTATGAATGGCAGAAAGAACTTAATTATGTTATCAATAAAAATATCATACAAAATGACAGAGCAAAAGCTGAAGTGTACTACTTCCCCACTTCTTTTGTAAATAGAAAATCATTCTTTGATAGCATGAAAAGCCTATACGACGTCGGTGGTAGTTTATCGTTTTTGATCGCAAGTGCTGGTGTAGATGTAGATGCTTATTTAGCTGTTTTAGATTCTGAAATCGCAGAAGGATATTTTAGCAAATATCTTCCGCATCTAACAAGTTCTACTATATCAAAAGATGATAAAGTTACAGGACGACCTACAACGGACAACCCTACTGATAACACTATAAAATCGCAAAATAACAATGGTAATTCGTTACCAAGTCCAAGTGATAATAAGTAGTTGATATGAGGTTTTAATTATATGCATGTAGAACTATATTGCTGCTACTCTCTTCCACTTCGAAATTTTCTTTATGAAAATGGATTGAGATACAAATTAGCTGCTTTAAACCCGAATAGCAAGAAATTATTTTGGGTTTATGTAAAAGATGAAAAATTAGATAAGTTATTGAATAAGTGGGCTACGAAAAAGTAGCTCATTTTTTATTGTATGAATAAAGAATATATGATGTAGAAACACTGGAGGTATTACTATGCGTAAAAAAACACATCAAGAATTTGTGGCTGAAATATCGATTAAACATCCAAATATTGAAATATTATCTACATATGTTGATAGTAGAACAAAAATTTCATGTAAATGTAAAGTATGTGAGCATAAATGGGATGTGTTACCAACTTCTTTATCAAGAGGTTATGGATGTCGAATTTGTGGTTATAAAAAAACTAGGGAAGCACTATTATCTAATACAGATGAATTTAATGAAAAATTATCTTTAGTAAATTCTAATATAATTGCAATGTCAGAATATGTGTCTGCTCAACAAAAAATGCTTTTTAAATGTAAAGTATGCGAAAATGAGTTTGAAATGCGTCCATATAGTGTATTGAATGGTAATAATTGTCCAGAATGTTCAATGCGCAGTAGACGAGAATCTCAACTTTTATCTAATGATAAATTTATCCAAAGATTACTTAAATACAATCCAAATGTGGAACCCTTAGAAGAATATAAAGGTGGGCATACAAAAATACGTTGTCGTTGTAAAATTCATAATCGAGAATGGAGTACAACTCCAGGAGAATTATATCATGGAAGTGGATGTCCAGAATGTTACACAGAACGTATACGGAAAGCATTAAGTTGGTCAAAAGATGAATTTATATTACGTTTAGAAAAAGTAAATCCAGACATTGAAGTTTTGGGTGAATATATTAATAGTCAAACAGGTATTGAATGCAGATGTAAAAAATGTGGATATATTTGGTACCCAAAACCAAATAATTTATTGTATGGAAAAGTAACTGGATGTCCAAAATGTCAGTCGTATTCTAAAGGTGAAGATAGAGTTCAAGAATATTTAGAGAGAAATCATATTCGATATAGAATACATAAAACATACCATGATTTATTGGGAATAGGTGGAAAAAGATTATCATTTGATTTTTATTTACCTGATTATAATTTACTAATTGAATTTCAGGGACAACAGCATGAAAGCCCTGCTACATTTGGTAATATAACCATTGAAGAAGCTAATAAAAAATTCGAAATACAACAAGAACATGATGAAAGAAAACGAAATTACGCACAAGAGCATAAAATTGAATTATTAGAAATATGGTATTACGATTATAACAACATTAATCAGATTCTTGATAAAAAATTAAATATTAATAATGCAAAGAGGACTGCATAGCGGTTCTCTTTTTATTATACATAAAACATTTTAACAAAGGAGGATAGACTATGCTAAATAATATCCTCGAAGTTTCTAAGAAAATTTCTAAAGGCGGTCGTGTACCTATCAAGATTGCACTTCATAAAATCCATGACGATCCAAATGAAACAAACAAAAATGGTATTCATTGGAAGCTTGAATATGTAAAAGATACAATGGAATCTGCAAAAGGCATTCCGATTTGTGCTGAATTTATAGACCAAGAAGAAAAAGAAGTTCCATTAGGACACGGATTAACTGGCTCCATGATTAACAACGATGGGCTTGAAGAACCAGTTTTTCTTAATTCAGATACTGTTGGTGTTATTGAATCAGTTTCTATCGATGAATTTAAAGACGATGAATTAAATACATATCAGATGCTTGTCGGTTCTGGATATTTGTTCAATCAGAGATATCCAAAATTTGTTCAATGGATTAGAGATAATTATGCAACTAATACCGTAGAAACATCTATTGAGATAGTTGGATTGCCTGAAAATGATAACAAAATTATTTATGAAGAGGAGAATCCGACACAAGACTTTAGGTCGCCTCAAAAGTATCTTTATAGTGGATGCGCAGTCCTCTCCGTTGAAGCCGCAGATTCCGATGCGATTGTATTAGAAATTTCTCAGAAACAAAATCGAAAAAAGGAGGAACAAAACATGGAGTTTAATATGGACGAAGTTAAGTCTGTGATTACAAAAACAATTACAGAGCTTAATGAAAAAGACGACGCTCATGCAAAAGAACTTCAGGAACTTAATGGGAAAATTACAGAACTTAATGAACAATTAGAAAATAAAGATTCTGTAATTACTGAAAAAGATGGTCAGATTTCAGAGCTTAACGCTTCTATTGAACAGCTTAGAAAAGCTATTAAAGAGATGGAAGAAGACCGCGAAACTTGGTATAGAGAACGTGATATTCTTGAGCAGGAACTTGCTAAAGCTAAAGTTGCTGAAAAGCTTGCAGAACTTGATGATGCAATGGGCGAGTTTAATGAGGCTGAAAAAGAAGTAGCAAAGGATGATATTGCAGAGCTTCAGAAGAAAATTGAAGAATGCAAAAAGAAAGAAGAACTTTGTGAAGTAACATCTGAAATCAATTCTATTAAATCTAAAATCTGTATGGCTATTGTTGAAAAACAGAAAGCCGACGAAAAAGAAAAAGCTAAAATTTCTGAGCAGAATTCCAAGGAAGAAAAAGTTGATATTGAAGACATTTTCGCTGAGATGTGTTCTGAATCAGTTGTTGATGACGCAAAAGAAGATCTTAATATTTTCTAATTAAATTAATTCAAAACATTACAAATTTAGGAGGTAAAAAATATGGCTTTAAAATTACATACGATTGGTCAGTGGGAACATGAACGAATTCCTTTTATTGATGCAGTAACAAAAGCAGATACATTTAATGGTGCTTTTGGAGATGTTGCAGATGGAGAATTTGAGGTAGGGGCAACTAAAACAAAGGCAATTATGCAGGTTGAGGTAGGCGATGATGAAGGAATGCCGAAATATGCAATTCCTGCTGGTACTCATGTAAGAGTAATTGACCTTGAAAAATGCAAAAACAATCTTGTTGAGATTTATGACTATCCGCTTCCGGAAACAGTTGCTGTAGACGACAAGCTTGAATCTGATACAGATGGATCACTTAAGGTAAATTCTGGGGCTACTGGTGTTCATCTCAAAGTTAAAGAAATTATTGGGAATCATGATGGCGTTGTTGCGCTTATTACAGAGTAATATAAGGAGGGAATAGATTATGTCTTATACATTCGAATTAAATAATGAACGTAAAGATGCTAACTTTGTTAGTGGAAAAATCAATGGCAAATCTGCTGTAGTTGAAATTTTCTCTGCTATGGTAAACGGAAAAGATCTTGCTCCGTTTGGTAAGAAGGCAGATGTGGCTGCTAAATATATCATGGATCTTAATAGCAAGGCGGCTTCTGGTGATCTTACGGCAGTGTCTGAGCTTAATGAGATTAGACGTTTTGTAATGGAGCCGGTTCTGGCACAGGAAATTAAACTTCTGAGCATCTTCGGCAACTATCAGAACATTGGATACAACGAATCTTGCGAGGTTGAAGTTCCTACATATGCAAATACTGGTGCTAACATTCAGGCACTTGGTCAGGATGTAACATTCCCGGTAATTAGAAAGAAACGTTATCCGATCGCTACAACGACTATTTCTGGTGGTTATGCAGTAGATTATAGAAAAGCTGCTCTTGGCGATATGTCTGCTGAGAATGAACTGCAAGAGCAGGTTCGTGTACAGATCAGAAATAAAGCTGCTAAATATGTTGTAGAAACTGTATACAATGCAATCATGAATGCTACAGGCGTTAAGTACGCATTTGAAGGTGCGGGCATGACAAAAACAGGTGTTGATGGTGTGCTTGCAAATGTAAGACGTTTTGGTAAACCGACCGTAGCTGGCGACTATGCGCTGATGTCTCAGTTTAATGGTTTTGCAGGTTATCAGGGAGTTACACCGACAGTAACCGGTATTTCTGAAAGAGTAATGAATGAGATTCAGGATACAGGTCTTATGGGAATGTACAACGGTGCAATTCTTACAGAAATCCCGAATCCATATGATCTTACAACTCTGAATGCTGACGGAGACAACTTCGAGACAATGCTTCCGGCTGGACTTGCATTCGTTATTCCTGCAGGTGGTTCTTCTCCGATTTATACAGTGACTCGTGGAGGTCTTACATCATTTTCAGGTAATGATGTAACAAGTGGAAATATTATTTCCAGATTTGACCTGGAAGTCGGAGCGATGTTAGTGCCCAATAGGGCTTATGAAGTGGGATTATTACATGACCAAAATCTTGACCAGCTTGGAGATTAATAGTTTTACATAAGAAGTACCTTACAGACCATTGAGGTCTTTTTTTATTGTCTTTTTTGGAGCGTCTATTTGACGCTCCTTGACTACTTTTAATTTTTTGGAGATTAGTTTAATGGGAAATAGTAGTTTTTATTGTTACTCTAAAAGATTGGCTTATTTTATTAGGTCATTCAATATTAAATATCTATCTGTTGGAACAAACAAAAACAGTAATACGAAATATTACATTTTTGAGAAGTCAGATAGGCTAGATAAAATCATTCAATTATATAACGAAATCAAACATTTATATTAATTTTGTTATCGATTGGATTATATAAAAATAGTTGAAAAACAACACATAGTTGATAAGGAGATATTTATGGCAACAGAAATGGCAAAAACTGAACAGATTGAAGAACTGAATATGGAACAAAAAGTTACAGTACGCAATATTGCAGGATGGCCCGTTGGTTTTCGTAGAATTGAAACCCAGGGTGATGTTATGATTCCGAAAGAGGGAACAGTTAGACTCTCAAGAAGTGAAATCATTGCGCAGACCCAAAGTGGTAATCGTCTTTTCAATGGAATTGATGATCGAGGGTCACATGCGACTCTGTACATCGAAGATGAGCCAACTCGCTTAGAGGTTGAGTTTGATTCAAAAGAAGAAAAACGTACACAGACAATCCTTAGTGCAGATCTTGTAAAAAAACTTTTTGATTATAAAACAATGAAAACTTTTGAGGAGAAGCTTCACGAGTACGTTGTTACACGGGCCGAAAAATATGCAATTACACAGATTATTAAGAAACTCAAACTTAATGATTTTGAAAAAATTCGTATGGTAGAAAACTATACAGGATACAAACTTTAAGAGGTGAGACAATGAGTAATACGTCTGCAAATGAGATTATTCAAAGTTTCGAGTCTTCTTTTGTAGATAAAAAGGTATTACCTGAATCACTTGAAATGGAATGGCTGAGAAAAGCCATTGGAAGATTTTCTATAGAATTAGACCCGTTAAACTTTGATGTAGAACTAAATGAATTTGATTGTCGACTTGATAGATATGTAATTGATACTCTTGCAGAATTTATGGTGCAGTTATATCAGGAAAGACAGGTATCATTGGCGAATAAGCGTGTAAGCATAGTCGGGAAGGATATATCGATTGATGGAAGTAATGGCGCTAAAACAGCAGAAAAAGCACATCTTGAATATATACGTGAAAAAGCATCAGAAATGGTTGAAAATCAAAAGCCTACTGCTTATGTATAGGAGGACATTCGTATGCAAGAGTGGTATTTATTAACATCAGATACTAGACCAAATGCAACTGGTGGATATGAAAATGATGCTTTTTTAGATTATAAAGATGATGCTTTTCAAGAAGCATTGCAAACAGATATATCTACTACTGTTACTCTTTATAATTATAATTTAACGAAATCAAGACAGATTCGTTGTATAATCCAAGGCAATACAGCTGACACACAGCTAAAATCGCTTGAAAGAACCGTACTTGCTTCTATTGGTACATTAAAAGCAGGAATGTACATTCTGTTTGAAGATCGATATTGGCTTATTACGGGATACCCCGGCAATAATAAAATTTACGAAAAAGCAACCATGATTCTTTGCCAATATAAACTTCGCTGGCAAGATGACAGCGGGAAGGTTATTGAACGATGGGCAAACTTCACATCGGCAAGTAAATATGATACAGGTCACAGTGGAAATCAAACCATTATGCTTACGTCAAATAACTTTACAATTTGGATTCCGGAAGATGATGATTCCGCAACATTAGATACGCGCAGGGTATTTATTGACAGAGATACAATCCGCCCAACAAAAGTATTTGAGATAACGCGAAGCGATGATGTTTTATATTTGTTTGGTGAAGAGCACGGTGGGATTTTGAGTTTTATTGCAGATAAAGACGAATTGAATCTTGAAGTAGATCGCCCCGACCTTGGTATATGTGATTATAAAGAACCCGCTCCTCTCCCACCGGAACCCGATGAAACAACAGATTTATCGGCAGTGATCAGTGGTAAGAGTAATCTTATTAACGGATTCAGTAGGACATATTCGGTAGAATTTAAAGACAGCAATGGAGATATAAAACAAGACGTTGATTTTACATGGAATGTGGAATCAAATTTCGACGTTCAGCGAATTATAAGTGGAAATCAGATAGAACTTTCAGTAGATGATAAGAGTCTTATTGGGAGTTCTTTTATTTTGCAAGTACTTGTGCAGGATAAAGTTTTATCAGAATTTGAAATCACTATAACGAGTTTATATTAGGGAGGTGTTTGATTGGCTGAATCAGTATTGAATGATATTGGAACGTATAAAGACACACTCCTTGAAATGTTATTGTCAAATGACGGTATATGCGAAACACTTCTCGGGAAAGGATATTCAAATGATGATAAATTAGACCTTATTTATTCGCAAGTATATCCATATTTATATGTGGATGAAACACAGACAGAAGTATTATCTTATATATGTGTTGAAGTAGATATACCAAGAGTTCCTACAGGAACAATAAAGGATATGAAATTAATTGTTTGGGCGTATAGCCATAAAGAATGCATGAGGTATTCATATGATAGTTATTGCGGAACACGAGCCGATATCTTGTCTGATATGATCGATAGGCAGATTTCAGATCCCGAGGCATGTCATACATATGGTATTGGAAAACCAACCCTTACTTCTGTTACATATTTCTTTCCACAAAATAAATATTATGGTCGTCAAATGATTTATACAATTCCTGATTTTAAAGTGAAGAAGGTAAAAGAGAAATGATAAAGTTGGATTATTTTGACTGCATTTCTCCTCTTCCATTAGAATTTACGAATGTTGGTAAAATCAAATCTCCAAAGTTGATTGATATAGCAGAAATATCTTATTATATGTATTCTATCTATATTGCACATCTACGGATGACACCCGAGGAATATTTTGAAGCTTATCATAAAGACGAAGAGGTAGATTTTGATTATGTGTTGAA